TGCAGGTTTCAAGGCCCGCGGACTACGGATCAGAGATGACGACGAGCCACTACAGCCCGGCGAGTTTAGAGATGTAGACGCGCCCGGCGGAGCAATCCGCGACAGTCTAATGCCTTTACCGTTTAAAGGACCCGACCAAACCTTGTTCCAGTTGCTTGGCTTTGTTGTCGATGCCGCGCAACGTTTTGCGACGATCACGGACCTTAAAGTGGGTGCGGGTAACGAGGGTGCTGCAGTAGGCACTACCATGGCGATGATGGAGCAAGGCGCTCGAGTGATGAGTGCTGTGCATAAGCGTTTGCATTATGCGATGCGTCAAGAGTTTAAGATTCTTGCACGGGTGATGTCTGAGAGTTTGCCGCAGGAGTATCCGTACTCTGTTCCCGGTGGTGATGAAACCATCATGCGTGAAGACTTTGACGACCGTGTAGATATTATTCCTGTCAGCAATCCAAATGTATTTAGTCAGGCGCAGCGGATTGTGCTTGCCCAGACTAAAATGCAACTCGCGGCCCAAGCACCAGAGATTCATAACCTTCACGAAGTGTATCGTGATATGTACGAAGCTTTGGGTGTAACGGATGTCGATAGGATAATGAAGTCGGTGCCTGCAGAAGAGCCTGTACCGATTGATCCTGCGCAAGAGAACATTAATGCTTTAGACATGTTGCCACTAAAAGCCTTTGAAGGACAAAATCATCAAGCGCACATTCTAGCGCACTTGATCTTTGGCGCAAGTCCCACGGTTAGCAGTATGCCTCAAGTAGCTATGGCGCTTCAAAAGCATATAATGGAACACGTTCAAATTGCGGCTCAAGAACAGGCTGTCATGGCTTATAAACAACAGATGCAGCAGATGGGCGGACAAGCTCCTGAAGAACAAGCCGTTATGGAAGTCGAGCGTTTAACCGCTCAGTTTATTGCGGAAGGTATGCAGCAAGTTAAAGACATGTCTGCACAGCTATCGGGTGCGGGTGCACCAGATCCTTTGATTCAGTTGAAGGAACAAGAGATTCAGGCTAAAGTAGCCGATAACGAGGCGGAAAATCAAATTGACCAAGCCAAGTTACAGTTGGATCAACAGAACCAACAGATGCGCTCGGAGCAGTTTGGTCAAAGGTTACGCTCTCAAGAACAGCAAACATCAGCACGTATTCAGTCAGCCATGGATCGTGAATTATTAAAGCAACGCGGAGATTAAAATGAGCAAAGGCAAAGGAAAAGGCAGTGGCAGTGGTAACGGAATAGAAGGCTACGACTCTAGTTTGTATTACGCAGACCTTCTTGCAGAGGGCAAAGGTTTCAGCTTGCAGAAAAATACTCACTCTACGGGTCAAAAATCCATACGCAAAGTATCGGGTGGTAAAGGAAAAGGTAATTAAAATGAAAAATCGAACAGTTAGAGTAAATGGTACTGCCCCTAAGAATCCGCCAAAGGCTGTCCCCTATGCGGACATTAAAGGCCAAGGTCGTATTCCTTATGGCAAGACTGCTCCCGCTCCTGTAGCAGGTGGTCTTACTGACTTCGCCAACACACCTCGTCGGATGAAGACTCGTGGCACGGGTGCCGCGATCCAAGGCACTACGCACATGGGTTACTAAGGTGACCCCGATTAAAGTTAAACCTACACGCCCTGTGGTTAAGAAACAAGAGCAAAAGGCGCTTAAACGCTTTAGCCCTATATCGAGGCCGCAGCGTTTTCAGGGGGTATTTTAATGTTTAATTTAAGTACGAACAGCATAAATAATTTGGCGGGTGTAGATGGTAGGCTTATTGACATTGCGGATCTCGCTATTAAACTTACTAATATTGATTTCGGTATCCCTAGCACTGGTGGCTTGCGCACAGCCGAAGTACAAGCAAAGTTGTTTGAAGATGGTGTCTCAAAAGCAGATGGAGTTAACAACAAGTCCTATCACCAAAGCGGAAAGGCGCTCGATGTGTATGCTTACGTAGATAGCAAAGCGAGTTGGGATCATTTACACCTTACTCATATTGCCGCGGCGATGCTTCAAGCCTCGAGTCAATTAGGCTACGAGCTTAAATGGGGCGGCCTTTGGAAATCATGGCAAGACATGCCTCACTTTGAGATCCGAGATTAGCCATGAGTTTTTTAAGTTTTTTAAACCCTATTGCGAGTTTAGGTAAAACTTATCTTGATGGTAAAAACCAAGTAGCTAAAGCTAAATCAGCCGCCGCTATACTTACTCTGGGTGCCGAGGCTGACGTTAAAGTAGCGGGCGCTAAAGCGGCCCACAAATTAGCCGATAACGGACAAACCCAAGACTTCAACCTTGACTTAGTTGCTATGCAACAAATGGATAAATCATTTCTAGATGAAGTGATGATTGCATTATTGTTGGTCCCTATTGCGGCTTCGTTCTTAGGTTATCAAGCCGAAGTGACTGCAGCGTTTGAATCGTTTTCCGTCATGCCAGAATGGTATCAATACCTTGTGATAGGTGTTTATGTCGTTAAGTTCGGTATGCGAGGGCTATTGACCAAGCTAGTTTCTGGAAGACTTAGTGGCATGAAACTCAAATAACCTTACCCTTTTACTCTATCCCCCGTATATAAGTTATGATAGGATCATATCTAATATTGTTTGATTATATGCGAGGTATGGATGGACGAGATTCACACAGCAGAGGCCGTTTTTAAGATTGTAAGAGAGAGACGGCAAGGTGTAACGGATTTGATGATTTATGGGAATGTCAAATCGATGGAACAATATCGTGAACTTATGGGCAATTTAGAGGCCCTTAATCATGTGGAACAGGAACTCAAGAGCCTGCTAGATAAACAGGAGCACTCAATATGAGCGCAGCTAAAAAAGATGAAACAGTGGTTTACGAAAAAACTGCTAAAGAACTTTCTAATCAAAAAAAATCCGAAGCTAAAGCAAAAGAAGACGCTGTCAAAGCGACTAAACTTGCCGACGCCTACGTGGCAAAACCACGCCTTAACCCTGACGCTATCGGGAAAACTCTCTTAGACAGGATGCCCAACCCTACGGGCTGGCGGATATTAATCCTACCTTATCAAGGTAAAGGTAAATCCGCAGGCGGTATTTTTCTCCCTTCTGAAACAGTGGAGAAAAGCCAGATATCTACCCAAGTCGGTTATGTGCTTAAGCTAGGTCCCCTAGCTTATAAAGATGCTGACAAATTTCCAGATGGAGCATGGTGCCAAGAAAAGCAATGGGTGATGTTTGCTCGTTACGCTGGCTCGCGTTTCCAGATAGATGGGGGAGAAGTCCGAATCCTTAATGACGACGAAATACTGTCGACTATTTTGGACCCTGAAGACATCCACAATTTAACATAAGGAGAGAACCATGTCGGATCAAAACACTGTCGAACTAGACGTTGGAGATGCGAAAGAGATAGACGTTGAAATTAATTCGGGTCTTGAAGAATCAGATGATTCTGGTGATTCTGGCGATCAATTCGCTAAAGCGGAATCATCCACTGAAAAAAGAATAAATCGTCTTACTAAAAAGATGCGCGAAGCGGAGCGGCGGGAACAAGAAGCCGTTAAGTATGCCCAAGCTGTTCGAGGCGAGTCTCAAGACTTAAAGAATCGGATGTCTAACTTAGACAACAGCTATGTGCAAGAATACACCAGTCGTGTTAACACTCAGATCGATCAAGCCGAAGCCACTTTGACTCGAGCTATTGAGATTGGTGATAGTAAAGCGACCGTTGAGGCTCAACGACAACTTACTAATTTAGCTATTCAACAAGACCGAGCGTCGCAAGCTAAAATGCAATCGGACAGGCAGCAACAGCAAGCTGCGGCTGCTCAACAACATCAAGCACAGCAACCGATGCCTGCTCAACAACCCAAAAGACCTGACGCTAAAGCCGAACAATGGGCTTTACGCAATAGTTGGTTCGGGTCGGATGAAGCAATGACGTATGCGGCGTTTGGTATACATAAAAAACTTGTTGAGGAAGAAGGGTTTGACCCACAGGGCGAAGACTACTATACTGAGCTAGATAGACGTGTTCTTGATAAGTTTGGTAACGGATCAAGCAGCCCCAATAAACGCCCCGCTCAGACGGTCGTTGGAGCTTCCAGAACACCCTCTGGGCGCAGTAATAGAAAAGTTCGACTCACCCCGAGCCAAGTCGCGATAGCGAAGAAATTGGGTGTGCCGCTTGAAGAATATGCGAAATACGTGAAGGAGTAATAGATATGACTGAACAACAAAATACAGGTAGTTCTGCTGTTAACCGTACTTCTCGCGCTAATAAAACTCGGGAGAAACAGGCGATCCGTAAGCCTTGGGCTCCCCCGTCTATGCTAGATGCACCACCTGCGCCTGATGGTTTTAAGCATCGTTGGATTCGCGCCGAAACGCGAGGATTTGATGATACAAAAAACGTTAGTGCTAAATTAAGGGAGGGTTATGAGCTAGTCCGTAAGGACGAGTACCCAGACTTTGAATCCCCGACTGTAGAAACAGGTAAATATGAAGGTGTGTTTGGAGTTGGCGGACTGCTTCTCGCTCGAATCCCGGACGAAACTGTAGCCGAAAGAACTAACTACTTCAAAGGACGTAGTAAAGATCAGATGGACGCGGTGGACCACGATATGATGAGAGAGAATGCACATTCATCGATGACGATTAGTAAACCTGACCGTCAAACTCGTGTAACTTTCGGCGGCCCACAAAAATGATACGGGCTGCCCCTTTAGGAGAAAAAACTAATGGCTAATACAACTACTGCCTATGGTCTTCGTCCTATCGGGTTAGTTGGTAGCGGTGTTAATTCTACTGGTGTAACCCAGTATGAAATCGCTTCCAACAATACCAATGTGATATTTCAGTATGCGCTTTGCGTCCCACTTAATACGGGCGTTATTGATCAAGCTGGAGCTACAAACGGGGGAACTACCCCCGCACTTGGTGTCCTGATGGGCGTACAATATGTTGATTCAGTTTCTAAGAAACCAATCTGGATCAGTTACTGGCCCGGTTCTGGCTCTGTAAGCGTGGATACCAATCATCCTGTTAAAGCTTTCGTTGCTGACAACCCTAACCAGTTATTTAAAGTAGCATCCGATGCAACACTGACTAACCGTGCTACGGCACAAGCTGCTGTGTTTGCAAATGCTTCTTTAGGAACTTCCGCTCGTACTGGTACGACTATAAACGGAAACTCCAATTCGTCTTTGAACGTTGCTTCAATTAATACTACCGCGAACTTGCCGCTACGTATTGTTGGGATTCAAGAAGATGCAGGTAACAGCGACGTAACTAAAGCTGGTATACCTTTCATCGTCAGAATTAACGCTCATCACAACGCAACCACAAGCCGCTTCGACTCGCAGACCACTGCGACTTCGACGGGCGTATAAGGAGGGCTAAGACATGGCTATTTCTCGCGCACAACTAGCGAAAGAGCTTGAACCCGGCCTAAACGCCTTGTTCGGTCTTGAATATAATCGCTACGAAAACGAGCATTCTGAAATCTTTGAAGAAGAGTCTTCGGACCGAGCTTTTGAAGAAGAAGTAATGTTAGGTGGTTTCTCTACCGCACCTGTTAAAAATGAAGGCCAAGCCATCAGTTTTGACGATGCTCAAGAAACTTACACCGCTCGTTACACCCACGAAACGATTGCGCTTGCATTCTCAATTACTGAGGAAGCAGTGGAAGACAATCTTTATGATCGTCTTGCATCGCGCTACACCAAAGCTCTGGCCCGCTCTATGGCCCAGACTAAGCAAATCAAAGCAGCAGCGATCTTGAACAATGCGTTCACGGCAGGTGTTAGTGCGATTGGCGATGGTGCAGCACTTTGTTCCGCGGCTCATCCGTCTCTTTCTGGTAACCAAACTAACATCTTGGCAGTTGCTGCCGACCTCAACGAGACTTCGTTGGAGCAGATGTTGATTGACGTTGCTGGTATGACAGATGAACGTGGCCTAAAGATCGCAGTTCGCGGCATGAAGCTTATTATACCTAAAGAGCTTCAGTTCATCGCAGAACGAGTTATTAACTCGAACTTGCGCTCTGGCACTGCGGATAACGATATTAACGCTTCTAAAGCGATGGGAATGCTTCCAGATGGTGCGGTGGTTAACCACTTCCTCACTGACACTGATGCTTTCTTCATCAAAACTGATGCACCTAACGGCTTCAAGAACTTCAACCGCTCGTCTATTAAAACAGCGATGGAAGGAGATTTTGATACTGGCAACATGCGCTTTAAAGCTCGTGAGCGTTACTCATTCGGTGTATCCGATTGGCGTTGTGTTTACGGTACTCCCGGCGCAGCGTAACCTCACGGTAACGTGTTGTATTAAAAAGGGGACTTCGGTCCTCTTTTTTTGTCTTGAGATTGACAACAAATGTAAGTCAATGGTATGTTATAATCACACTTATCGGGAAATATTTCGGTGAATCTGACAGTACCCGACTGACGATATGCAGACAGATTCTCCCTAACTTGCATGTAAGGAATTTATCATGGGTCAGACTACTTTTTCAGGACCACTTTTAGCTGGTACTATCAAAAACACGACTGGAACTACCGTAGGTAACGATGTAAAAAATACTGGCCAAGTTGTAATGGCACAATCTTTTACTACTTTTGTACTTCTGGATGCAGGCGCTTCTGCCGCAAATAATACTTCTGTTGTTATACCCGCTAAATCTCAAATCATTGACATCGTTATTGACGTGGTAGGGGTTATGGCAGGCGCAACTTGTGTGTTTAGTGTCGGTGATGCAACAAATGGCAACGCCACTTTCTTAAACACCTTTTCAATCACTGTAGCTTCTGGCGCAGGCCGTAAGTACCCCACTACTGAAGCAGGTGGAACTTTAGCGTGGGCAGATACTGGCGACAGGGACCTTCGTTTAACTTGGACTTCTACGGGTGCAACCACCAACGGAGAAATTCGAGTTACCGTTTTGTATCAACAGGCTAGTGATCTAACTCCACCAGTATAATTTTAAGTAGTTTATTTACAGTAACGCACATTAAGTTCGTTACTGTTTTTTAAAATTAAGAGAGGATCGCGTCATGGCGTCTGATGTAAGAGCAACACATTTAACAAGTTCTGGGTCTGTCTTTTTGGGCCGAACTAGGGTTAAAGCAATCCATTACAAGGGTGGAACAACTCCGACACTTGTTCTTAAAAATGGTGACGCTAACGGTACTACTTTGTTAACTATGAATTTTGTTGATAATGTTGACGATAATGTCTATATTCCCGACGAAGGCATGTTGTTTCCAGCGGGATGTTTCGCTGTACTAACCAACATCTCTAGTGCCACAGTGTTCTTTAATTAAAAAAAGTTATGGAAGCTATGAAAGTAACAGACGTTTTAGCCTTGCTAGAAAAGCACGAAGCTGAGTGTAGCTTACGCTATAACCGAATTGAAGAAAAATTAGGGGAGCAAAAGATTTCTATGAAAGCTTTGGACCTTAAGATTTGGGGTCTAGCCGTATTGATCATTATAGCACCTATGGTGCATAAGTTTTTGTCGTAGCTATGGAAGCCGCTTTCTTTAGTGACCCGTTAGAAGCAGAAATCGTAAAAGATATTAGGCTTTGGTCCTCGGAAATTTTAGAGAAACCCAGCCCTTACTTCAATAATATTCCCCCCTGTCCGTATGCTAAAAAGGCATGGATGTCTGACAGGGTGGCTATTCTTTTCATCCACGAAAACAATCATCAAACATTATACTCCTGTATCTCCCAGTGGGATGATAAGCAAGATATTGCGCTTATTGCTGACTTGGGTAACACCAAAAATGTAGATGAATTCCACGAATACTTAGACCAATTAAACCAAGTTATTTCGGACGGTATGTTTATCGACCGAGACATTTGGTTAATGGGTTTTCACCCAGACGATGATCCCAGCGAGTTTGTTCAAGACGCGGAGTTTATAACTTCAGCAGAAACACCCTATGCTGTGATATTTGTTCAACGATTATCTAAGTTGCAACAAGCGGCTGACAAGTTGAATAAAAAAGGATATTATGATACTTACGGCACCGACCACGATGCCCATGATATTTATCAGTTAAGAGAAACTTTATATAGGAAGCTTAAAGATGGCGATGAAACCAAAGAGAGTTAGTTCTGCAGCTAAGAAACCTGTTAAGCGTATGCGTGGCGGTGGAATGGCAACTAATAAGAAACCTGTTAAGCGTATGCGTGGTGGCGGAATGGCCACTAATAAGAAGTAGGTATACCCTATGCCCAATAAAGGTCTTTATGCCAATATTCACGCTAAGAAAAAGCGGATTGCGGCAGGTTCCAATGAGAAGATGCGCAAAGTTGGAGCAAAAGGTGCTCCAACAAATAAAGCGTTTATAGCGTCGGCTAAAACGGCTAAACCCGTTAAAAAAAGAACACAAAAAGCGTAGGTAAATAGTATGGCTACATCTGGAAGCAGGGATTTTGAACTAGACGTAGCCGAATACGTTGAAGAAGCGTTCGAGCGTTGCGGTCTAGAGGTTAGGACAGGTTACGACATGAAATCTGCAAAGAGGTCTTTAAACCTTTTACTTGCGGATTGGGCTAACCGAGGCTTAAACCAATGGACCATAAAGCAGCGCACTATTACGATGGTGGCTGGGACCAGTGTGTACCCAGTACCTGCTGACGTAATTGATATGCTGTCGGTAGTTGTATTGAGGGATGGGACTGATTACGCTCTACTTAGGTTGAGCCGTGATGGGTTTTTAACTATACCGAATAAAGCTACTACAGGTCGAGTTAACCAATTCTTCTTGGATAGACAGGTTGCACCCTCCTTAAAAGTTTGGCCTGTACCTGATAACAATACTGATGTTATCTACTACAATGCTCTGACTAGGATGGACGATGCTGATACCTTTACTAACACAATGGAGTTACCTTTCCGTTTTTACCCGTGTTTAGCGGCAGGATTGGCATACTACTTAGCTTTAAAACGAGCCCCTAACCGTGTTCAGATGCTAAAAGCGGTATACGAAGAAGAATTTGACAGGGCGGCTACAGAAGATAGGGATCGTTCTTCCTTTAATGTTGCACCTAGCTTTGATTACTACAGGGTAGGCTGATGAGTAAGTATGCGTCTGGTAAAAATGCGTGGGCACTGTCTGATCGGTCAGGGTTTCGTTATCCTTATCGATTGATGCGGAAGGAATGGAACGGTCTTTTGGTCGGTCCAGACGAGTTTGAGCCGAAACAACCCCAGCTAGGACCCTTCCGAAGTGTTGCTGACCCACAGGCTCTTAGAAACGCTCGCCCAGCAAGGGTAGAACCCTTAGATGTTTACGTGGGGGTGCCACTAGTTATTGCCCCTAACCTACGACCCGTACAAGGGTTTGGCCAAGTTGGAACAGTGACGGTTACCGTATGAGTTTTACTTACGCACAGCTAAAACAAGCTATTCAAGATTACACCGAGAATGACGAAACGTCTTTTGTGGCTAACTTACCTCTTTTCATAAGGCAAGCCGAAGAAAGAATACTTAAAGGTGTACAGTTAAACTTATTCAGAAAGAATGCAAGCGGAACCATGACTTTAGGGAATCGGTTTTTAGCCGTACCTATTGATTTCCTAGCGCCTTTCTCGCTTTCTTTTGTTGATTCAGGTGGAGATCACCAGTTTTTGCAGTTTAAAGACCCCGATTTTGTACAAACGTTTAATCCAGACGCTACTAGTACGGGAAACCCCCGTTTTTACGCCAACTTTGATGTAAGTAACTTTATTTTAGGACCTACGCCTAATGGGGCGTATAATGTTGAAATACACTATTTTTACAGACCTGCAAGTTTGACGGCAGGAGCCGCAACGGGCACAACATGGCTTAGTATAAACGCTGAAATAGCTTTGTTGTACGGCGCTCTTATTGAAGCTTACACTTATATGAAGGGTGATCCTGATATGATGGCTATGTACGAAAAAAGATTTTTAGAAGCCATGTCAAGAATGCAAGTGCTTGGCGAGACTAAAGAAGTGACGGATGAGTATCAAACGGGACCTATAATAAGGCCTAGACAATGAACACATCCGCATTAAAGATAGAAACAGCACCAACTTTTGCAGTGAAGGTACATACTTCTAGCGGAAGAGGCTTTACGCCAGAAGAAGTCGCTAACCAATGTGTTGATAAGGTTATTGCTATTTCTGATGACGCTAACCCGGTCATTAAGGCCCAAGCTCATGCTTTTCGTGAGCAGTTAATTAAAACACTAGAATTTTACATGCGTGAAGCTATTAAATCTGATAGAACAACCGTGTATAACGCTTTAACTGATGCAGGCCAACCCGAGCTTGCTAAACTTATAAGGAGACTGTGACCATGGCCTTTTCAGGAAACTTCATGTGCACCAGCTTTAAAAAAGAATTATTGTATGGTGCCCACGACTTCGATGCCACCTCTGGAGATACCTTCAAGATAGCTCTGTTTACTAACGCGGCGACGTTAAATGCGGCCACTACGGCGTATGCCACGGCTAATGAAGCGTCTGGAACAAATTACACTGCTGGGGGTGAAGCATTAAACCCCGTAGATCCAACTGCTTCTGGAACTACTGCACTGCTTGATTTCGGAAACGCAACGTGGGTAAACTCTACTGTTACGGCCCGTGGCGCATTAATATATAACACCACTCCGAATACAACCTCTATCGCTTTGACTAATCCGTCGGTTGTAGTCTTGGATTTTGGGGGTGACAAAACGTCAACCGCAGGTAACTTTACGGTAGTATTCCCAACACCTGATGCAAGCAATGCGATTATTCGGATAGCGTAATGGCTGATGTAAACGTCTTCTTTGAAGGTTGGAACTCAGCCAGCCAGACTTGGGGCGGAGGTTCGTGGGGAAAAAACCAAGGTCTTCCAGAAGCATCAGGTAAAGTAGGGGCGGCTACCGCTCTTGCGGGCATGAATGCTTCTGTTGTTGGAGTAGAAGCCAGTGGCAGTGTTGGCACTGTAACACTTCTTACAAACTCTACGGTTGTAGCCGTAGGGGTCGCGGGAACGGGCGGTGTTGGTGCCGTTATAGCACAGACGGAAAACGACTTTCCAGTTACTGGTGTTTCCGCAACAGGTCAAGCAGGTAGCGTTTCAGTTGTAGTTAACGTTACCGTTAATGTAACAGGAGTTTCCGCAACGGGTGTTGTGGGGCCAGTACTGGTTTATAACCGTATTGTCCCAGACCAAGACCCTAATTGGACAAACATAGCAGCGTGAGGAATTAAAGATGCCCAGTACATATACAGTAAACCTTGGTATTGAAAAACCAGCTACAGGTGAACAGTCTGGAACGTGGGGCGATACCGTAAATGACAACTCTAACATATTAGATGAAGCTATTAACGGTGTGGTTTCGATAACGCTGACCTCTGCGGGGTCATCTGGATCACCTAATCAAATTGCCATTACTAACGGGGCTTCGTCCACGGGTCGTAATAAATGGATCGAATTCGCGGATGGCGGGGATTTAACTGCCGCTGCTTACGTCCAGCTTATTCCAAACGATGCCGAAAAAATATGTTTTATTCGGAACTCTCTTTCGGGTAATAGGTCCGTGTTTATGTTTCAAGGGACCTATAACGCTAGTAACGATTTAGAAATTGCGGCAGGCACCGACGTTTTAATTAAGTTTAACGGTGGTGGTGCAGGCGCTACGGTAGTTAACGTATATTCAAATTTAAAAGTTGATGGGATTGTTGCGACAACTGCCGACATCAACGGTGGAACAATAGATGGTACTGTACTAGGAGGCGCTGTAGCGGCGGCTGTTACGGGAACGACATTGGTAGCCAACACCAGCCTTAATATTTCAGGGGATGGTGCTACGGTAACGGGAATTAAAGACGAAGATAACATGGCGTCTAATAGTCCTATCAAACTGGCTACTCAACAGTCTATTAAGGCTTATGTTGATTCACAAGTAGGCGTTTCGGACACTCTTGCCGAAGTTTTGGGACTAGGAAATACTACAGGTGGTAACAACATAGAGACTACCACTACGGATAGGGTTCAGTTCCGTGATTCGGGTCTTTACATTTTCTCTAGCGTAGATGGGCAACTAGACCTTGTCGCGGATACAGAGATCGAGCTTACCGCTACTACAGTTGATGTTCAGGGTAAAATTACCGTAACAGGTACTGTGGATGGACGAGATGTGGCAGCGGATGGCGTAACTGCTGATGCGGCTTTACCTCGGACGGGCGGCAGCATGACGGGGGCTATTGCGACTAACAGCACCTTTGACGGTCGAGACGTTGCGGCTGATGGCGTAACTGCTGATGCGGCTTTACCTCGGGCGGGAGGTGCCATGACGGGCGCCATAACGACTAACAGCACATTTGACGGTCGAAATGTATCTTTCGATGGGGCTAAATTAGATAAGGTTGCGGTCCCTGTTGTTACAGGTGCAAATGTTACTGCGGTAAACGCAGGATACCACGTTGTTTCTGCGGGTGGGATTACCGTGACGCTTCCTGCAAGCCCTAGTGCGGGCAACTACGTTATCGTAAAAGACGGCACAGGCGCAGCGGCTACTACTAACTTCACAGTAGCTCGCAACGGATCGAACATTGCTAGTT